TAGTAAAAATGCCCCTGTGCAGGATCGTCAATATCTGCAACTGTAGCATATCCACTATGCCAGTTTTGTTTGAGTATCTCACTCATTCAGCAAGCCTCTACCCATTCTGTCGAGGTTAAGGAGTACCGATACAACACACCATTAATAACAACCTCTTGTCCATCAACCGGAGATCCCGGAAACGTTGTTTGAACATCTGCTAACGTGTTCGATATTGTTGGTGTAGCAGAGGTTGGAAGTGCTACAGTATAAAAATCTCTGAACATATCGAGTAGAATACTCCGATCATCGCTGGTCGTTGTTATCACAATCTGGTCAGCAAGAGCCCAATAGTTAGCCACTGTTCCGGCATCCACTATAAGCCCTGTGATACCTAGCACATCTTTCGAAAATGATGTAGCCCCATCTGCTGTAACTGTTTCGGTTAGATTGCCTTCAAGCCTAGTCCTCACAGCGAAAACAGCATCAACACTGATCGTTTGAGCTGTGGTGCATATTAAAGTAATCACATCATTTCTGGTTAGATAATCTTGCGTGAGAGTTGATACTACACCATCCCCAGCTCGGCTATATGCTATCGAGTTCCCAATCGTATTTGTCAAGACTGTCTCGGCATCCCTCGACATATACGATTCAAGATCCGTAGCAATATTAGTAGTAGTAGTGGAAGCAGAGCCGATAATATCTCGTCCGTCTCCACTGAGCCAAGTTCCATATAGTGACTCGAAACGACTTCCGTATGAGACGTTTTTTGACTCCCATTTTCTGTAGTTCCCAAGAAGATCCTCCAATTCATTCGCGTTTGTGGCACTATCCTTCATCGTTTCCATCGCATGAAGAATAGTCAAATCAATATCGGTATTGTGGTCAACAGTCTTTTTGTTAGAACTGGCAAAAACCTTCGTTATGTCGAAAAATGTTTCGTAGTCAATTGCCATTATCTAAACCTTGTCATAAATGTTAGTGCGAATTTCGTCACCCCAGAACTGGATATTATTCTCAGGTTTATTGTAGCGTCATCGCGATATTGTGCAATCTCAGCCTCGGCAATAGCGTTTAAAGTCGTTCCAATATCAGCTTGAGTGATAGTTGGGCCGACTAACGTTCCACCGATTAAAAGGCGAACAGAGAACGTGCCATCACCCAATAATCCGAATTGAGCTATTTCAAAATTTTCTCCCCACAAAACCTCGTTACCGCTAAAATCTTCACCATCATCCGGCAAGACAGCGTCTCCTTCAAGCCTAAATCTAATCCTTGGCGGTCTTTGCCTTACAAATAAAGATGGCTGTGATGGGCTTCCTACACCCTGCAATCGGTTTAATGCTATTACTGGCTCATTAAGTTTCGAGGCACTTAAAGCATCACCACGCTTCCAAGTCCTTAAAGTCTTGTCAGCTTTCTCCAGTGGCTGAGATGGCTGATTAATTTCTGGCATCAGATATTATGTAATATGCTGTCGAAGTTGTCTCCATCTTCAACATCGAAACCTAGAGCATTGAAATCAGCCTCTTTGTAAACATCAGCACTATTTTTTAGTCCATTCTCAAAAGACGCACCAGAAACTGGCAATCCGTTATTTTGGTCAATATAAGCGATATCTGCTTTCCAAGAATCAGCAATTTGGAATTGATATGTTGTAACGTATGTCTTTCCATTGTCCTTTGAGTTTCCCTCGATCCTAGTGCACAGAACCTTTTTTGATTCATTATTAAAAAAAGCATTTGAGTTTATTTTGCCAACGTATTTCTTAGCGTTCTCAATTGGGTTTTCATCGTCTATTCTAGTGAAACTCATTGTGAATTGTGGACGCATTACAGAAATCAATCCGGTTTGCTTTAAATATTTACCTAGCATTTCAGCCTTTGGAATCAATACAATATCCTCACCATTTGCATTTTTAGTTGTCTGCTCCTGCTGTAGTGTAGCACCAACAGTCAACGATGCCTCTCCGGTGGCTTCTGTTGCATCATTATTTAATGCGCTAGATCCAGAATACGAAGCGACTACGTTGAATTGAGTGTTTTCATTGTTTATTGGTGTAGCAGTAACACTATCACAATACACATTATTTACAAGCGAGGATGGATATAAGTCACCAACTGTCGGGATACCTGTTGCCAATAGCGCATTTGCGAGCTTATCTATTCCATCACCAGTTATTTCAGAAACAATAAATACTCTAGTGGCTGTGATACCATTATTGTCTTGTTTCATGGTTGCGCCACGGATAACATCTTCAACTATTACAGACATTAAGCTACAACCCTTGAAGACCCTAAATTGATATTTTGTAAAGCGTTTGTTTGTGCAATAGCTTCAGCAAGCATTTCCTTTTGAACATTAAGCTGATCATTTTGTACTTTCTGTGTACTTGCTTGCATAGCCAAAGCATCCGTTGACACTAGAGAAAAATCAATCTGCTCAAATGCTCCACCACCACCACCATCTTTGCTGTCTGGGAATAATTCAGCCTTACGCTTGTTTATAAATTCATCGAATTGATCTTTTGTAATATCTCCAAACGATAAAGCCTCCATCGCTTTTTTAATATCATCATTCAAAAAGTCGATTGGTTTTTTAAGAGCTTGTCTAATCTCGTCACCAGACTTGCTTGCACTACTTTGTAACTCTTTCAATTTATTTTGTGCTGTGGTAAACATTGAAATAATACCATTATTCGCTTTGTTCAATGTAGGTGTGATTATACCGAGCATTGATTCAAATAATCCTTTATTCGATGTTGCCCCACTTGCTACAAGTGCGTCTCTAGCTTTAGATGCCTCATTTAGACCAGTAATGAATGTTCGCACTTGATTTTCAAATTTGTTCTCATCCATTAGCCTTAACTGGTTCTCAGCCCCTATCTTTGAAACGGTGGCCATCATCCCCATATTATTAATTGCCATTTGCATTTGCCTAGACCCAACCATAACTTTACCAGTTATTCGCTCCCAGATTGGTATTATAGTCAACATCGCTTCAGATATTCCCTTTAATATTACAGAGCTGAGTTCGTTGAATATTATCTTTGTCTGTAATGCAAATACACGAACAGTATCCAACAATGTTCCAAATCCAATCATAACTCTGTCCAATGAGTCCTTTAATATTTGTCCTACATTAGCTTGTTTCGCCCACTCTGTAAACTTATCTGTTATCATTGTTATTGATGGTGCAAGTTTCGCCACCAATACATTTGACAATCCAGAAAATACAGCCGTTGCCTTTGCTATAGAATCATTTGCAGTTTCTACAAGTTCAGCATCAAATCTATTTACAATTACACCTAAATCTTGAAATTCTTGGCCTTGTCTTTTTATCTCATCTGATCCCATTGACATCATCTTGATAAGAGCTGTACCTTGCTGTCTGCCAAATATATCAACAGCAGACGTTACTCTCAAAGTCTGATTCGTCATTTTCTTTAATGCTTCTGATATTGTAGCAAATTGTTCATCTGGTGTTTGTGCCAGTAATACACCTACACTTAACCCCAAATCCTCGAATGCCTTTGCTCCTGTGCCTATACCTTGTGAAGCCTCACCAACTGTATTGATCATCCGTTGCAGACCTTTGTTTACTTGCTCTGCTGAAGCTCCTGCCAATCCTCCAACATGCTGTAGTTTTTGCAAAGCCTCGCTTGATATGCCTATAGCATCAGCAAATTTTGCTGTCTGATCAATCCCATCAGCCACACCCTTGAGATATTTAGCAGACATTACTCCACCTAGAGCAACACCAAGTCCAATAGCCATGCTTTTTAGACTCAATAACGAGCTTGAGAACATCTTGATTCGGCTCTGTGCCTTATCCATTCCCTTATTAAATTTTCGTGTATTTGCCCTCAGCGCAACATTGAGTGTTCCTATCGTTGCCATTACTTCACCCTTTTATTGTGAAGGTTTGCGAATTGTTTGAATATGGCTTCCAGTTCTGCGCCAGTTTTATGCCTCTTTTGTTCGCCATACTTCGGAATAAAATCCCCAACCTTAAAAGCTTTAGTCGACTTGCCCCTATTACTATTAGCAACAATGCAACACAACTGCGCCAACATAAATTCAGTCCGAGCCTCACCAAAAGGCTCAAGTGCATAGAACGCTTGCCATGAACGAAATTCTGTTGTGGAGATTTTTTGTTGTGCTTCATAAATTGACATACCGAGGCCAAGAGCTAACTTATGCCAGAACACTCGCTCCGGCCTCGCTTTCAGTTTCCCTGTAGATCCTCCAAATCACTGTTTGTAAACTTATTCAATTCCATCACCGCATTGAAAATAGTTGTCATTGGAGCAGATGATTTTTTTGATAGCTCTACAATATCTTGTTCAGTAAATAGATTTTTTCCACTATCATCGACAACACACATTACCGCAATCTTGGCTCGTATATCTTTGAGGCTGTTCTTTTCTTTCGATGTAAATACAGCCTCAAGATTATCTCTCTCGGCTGAAGTTAGAGTGCGTATATTTACAGATCCACTCCATTCAGGTATTGGTATTACTTTGAATTTGTGATCATTTACCGCTAGAATTGCGTCCCTTGACAATACCATTTTTTTGCTCCTTTGTTGCTTTTTGTTCAGTGTATCGAGCGCACCCAGCATCGATATATTGTTTTGCCAATAGTTTGGGCATCATTCGGATCTCTCCAAGAACGCCCAATCTTCGTCTATCGGCAAGCACTTCGATTTCAACCATCATTATGTTGACGCTGTTACGGTGATATTTCCAGTCCACTTGATTGTTGCTGAAAAAGTCATTTTGTCTTCAAGAGGTACTCCGGGTTCGTATGAGGTCATAAAACCAGATCCAGCCCAAGTCGCTCCTTCAGCAAAAGTAATAGTTATTGTTTCAGCCGAGGCTTCAATGGGTGGCACAGTGTCAGGGTTAAAATGCCCCTCTATACTCATTTCACCCGGATCGACTAATACACCCGGCAGGAATGTTTTACTGCCGATTTTGCCTGTCCCTGCAACTGCTGTGCCTAGATGAGTGGTTTCGATTGATTCTCTAGCCATGCCAGAGAAACTTATGTCTGTTAGTTGTGATGCGAATGATGAGGTTCCGAAACTAATGGATGCCCCTGTTCCGAGATCGACTGGTGATGATGCCATGATGATATGTCCTAAAAGTGCCCTTTAATTATATGCCTATTTCGTGCGAGTCAAACAATCTGTGATATGCTCTTTGAGTCTCGTTCTGTCTTCGTCTCTGATCTTCATTATTGACTCAAGCATCTGTTCAATTCTGGCTAGTGTTCTGCCATTAGAATTACCGATTTTCCCTTGATCTGCGATGCTTGTCCAGATCGTTACCCCGAAAACAAGTAAAAGAATAGACAATACACCAACACCACCCATCAGTCGAGCGAGTTGTTTTTCTGTATCGTTTAGACGATTATACAAGTCTCGGTGTGTATTGTCTTCGTATGCCGGCTGTGACTCATGCTTCGTCATTCTTGAATAATCCTTTTATTTCAACGATAAGATTTAATGTCAGATTATATTCTGCGCTTGCCTCAAATCCTCTGGAGCCTAGCTGTCTCAGCGCAACATCAAGAGCCCCAAGAAGATTATTTGCTTTCTGTTCAGTTAGTTCTAATTGCATGTTATTCCTCGTTGGTTACCCAATCAACTCCATATACAAGTGCGCCAAGCGTCTCTACGTTTTCAGCGTCAAATGTAGACGGGTGTCTCAGGGTGGTTAGTAAATAATCATACGCATTCGCGTATTGATTCGATGTATCCAGTGCATTGATCCCAAAGTTCGTATCGAAATCCTCTCCAGTAACCGTCACTGGAACCTGTACGACTGGTAACGCACCGGCCTGTCTCTGCTCCAGTGTGGTTGCTACTGAATATATCTCTAGTACGAAGGTACACACTCTAGTTTTCTTATTAGCATTACAGTTGTCTATGTACCCATTCTGTGTACTATAGGGCTCTGCATGATACCTGTCAGAAAATGTCTTGCCGTCTTTTAATTTTATGCCCATTGTCTAAACGTCCTCGTACCAAAGTTCAAAAGTTGCCCCTGCGCTTGTTGTCCCTGCTGATGCTGGTGTATTCACCCGAACCTCAATATCCGTCTTTGCAGGTATAACTAGCGGTGTTTTGAATGGAAAGCTATTGTTCCCACCGAACAGAAAAGCCCTGTATTTTATTAACCAAGGGTAAGTTATGCCACCATCAAGTTGTCTAGTAAACAATGATATTCGAGCACCCTTATTTGAGTCGGTGCTGACTGCACCATTCACAACGTAAGCAGCCTTCCCAACAGGTACAGTCCATATCGACATTAAAGTTTGTCCGTCCCCTGTGTTTATTACTGCCTGTTCTACTGTCCCTGCGTTGTTCGTTATAGTGATTTTGCCTGCATTAGTAAATTCTGTCCCGCACGTTACAACGTAAGCTTTATAGACACGTAGGTACGAATTTGCAGTAGTTACAGCAGTTACACCATTCATATTGATCGTCTCACTAATCTCTGCGTTTGTCGAGTCCTGACCACTTATGAATAACGTCCTAGCACCTGTGCCAGTTGTAGCAATATCAAGAGCCGATGAGCTTGAGACTTTCAGCTGTTGTGCTGTACTCATGTAACCATATAAAGCAGTGTTTCCCTCCCAAACAGTTGACGGAGTATTCGATGCAACGCTTGTACGTGTACCGAATTTAATCAGATTAGAGTGGCCTGTCACCAACCCCTCAGCTATTGCGTATAGATAATCGAAACTCTGTGTCCGAAGACGATTACCAGACGAAACACTAGCAGGAGTACCATCTGGCCCTTCAATTACATGTGTCAAACTCATTTTATGCCCCTACCCACTGTGCGCCGTCATAAATAATTCTCACGTTTGATCCTTTATAAAGATTCTCGTTTGCAGCACTGTCATAATAATTCTTGCCGTTGAAATCAATATCTACTGAAAAGGTACTGTTCAAGCATGAAATATTCAATACCTGCCCCGTTGTTGGTGATGCAGGTAAAGTGATTGTGACAGTGTTGCTCGTTCCATCTGCGACAATGTTATGATCTGCGCTTGTTGCCGTGTAGTCTGCAACCTTTGTAGTAATAGCTTCAATCCTGCCTGCCCTTGTCTTAAAATTTCCGTTTACGTCAAGAACCTCAGTCGGAGTATTCGTATGAATCCCGACATTCCCACCATCTTGAATAAAAAATCTTGCAGTTGCAACACCAGCTTCAGTTATATTGTATCCAGGAAATCCTGTTTCCCAACCAAGTATCCAATCACTTGTTCCACCTGTGAGATTGTTGAATCTGAACATCTGCGAGCCTTCAATTCCACTGATCTCAAAATATGATTGAAGTGCGCCAGTTGTATTGATTCCAAGTCTGCCCTGCTCGTCAAACCGTGTCAGTTCCGTGTCCGATGAGTTTGTGAGTGTTAAGACCCCCACTGACTGCGAAGCGTCTGCCTTGATAGTCAGAGGAATCTTCGTTGCCCCTGCCGAGGTTATTATTGTTTCACTGTTGATAGCGAGCGTATCTAGTCCTGCGTCATAGTTAATAGCTGCACCCGATGTCTGCTTGTAGTACACAAGGTTAATATCTTGTGCGTTTGGATTAAGCAACATAAACGTTGGGTCGAATCGCATCATGTTTTTGTTTGACACGCTGAGATAAGCATCTGTGCCCTCCCAGCCGAGAGCGATTGTTTTTGATGTCGCTAATAAGTTTCCACTGAACTCCTTGATTATTCTCAGGTCAGTGTTAGATCCAGTACTAACTATATCAAAGCTGCCGTTGTCAACAAAGAAGGTATACTCCCCGAGGAATGGAAAAGTTGGTGTGTTTACATCGAACGCTTTAGTCGCACCGAATAGATATTTGCTTTTATTTTGAATCGTATCAACTATTTTACTCATCAAAATAGTCTCTTTTTTATAGTCGACTACGTTGATTGTCTGCCCATTTTTGCCACCACCTGTTATGTCTAGTAGCTCGCCAATCTGGAAGTCTCCAACTATGTTACGTAGGCCGATATAACCTGCTGTAGTTGTCAGATATGACACTAGAGTTGCAGTTGCTAAACTGGTCTGTCCTGCTACTGTGATTGTTCCACCGCCCCACACAGAACCACTGCCCGAATCAAACTGAATCCATCCTCGATTTTCATCAGGAGCTACAGCTTCAAAGTTACCATCTAGAGATATTTTGTCATCCTCTGCGTCATAATTTATCCATTGACCAGAGGTGCGCTTATTACCTGTAAAATCATTATCACCAGCAACAGAATTGAATACCGCACCTGCATCAACT